GTGCTCGTAGTTAGTTGGCTTAATTACGACCTTCATGTAGTCTCCTATGTAGAATTTCGTAATTTTCGTAAAAACTAACACTGAAAATCAGTGAGTTAAAAATAAAGCCTGCCTAACCAACGGGTAAGCAATCTTGCCGTAAGAGATCAAGCTCGACACAGTTCACTTGCAATTACCGATGTTTACACGCGACATTTAGAGAAAGCTAACAAGGAAATTCTCAACTTTGACGGCTCTTTTTAGTTTTCATCAACAATGCGATAAAACACCCCTATTTTGAGTTGCGACATTCCATTTTCTGAAAACGTAGAAGTAATTTTCTCGCATAAATACTTCTTGCCATTGATATAGAAAACAGAACGCACATCAGGAACACCATCATAAAGAAAAGAAAAAGTATATTTCTGTTGACTATCGATTTGGGGGCTTTGTATGCGTAAATCTTTCAAACGCATACTGAAATGAGTATGTGCTAAAGTCCAATCCTCACGTATCATAATCGAGTCAATGGCAGGAATAGGACTATTCAACAAGTTGTAATTCGATCCATCCCAAAAGCCAATATTAATCACATCAAAATATTCAGCTCGAGACTCCTTTTCTCCTGCACTTAGCAATTGAACAGGTAACGTTTGAAACGAATTAGAAGATAAGCCCCCACTATTCATCTCTATTTCAGTTTCATCATAAGAAGGCAAGTCTAAAAACAACAAATACCCTTTTTCATCATCAATATCTATGCACACAGGCACAAATTCAATTTCGATTTCATTATCTGTATCTTCTATAACCACATCATCACCAAAAACATTAATTGGTTGCAATATAGTATAAGGGAAAAAGGAATCCGGGAAAGACCCTATCGGAGAATATAAAAAAACGCGTATAACATAAAATCTATCCACATCTTTAGCATATAACACTCTCTTATGTGTCGAGTTCCTTCCCGACGAGGTGATAACACGATACTTTTCATTAGCTTCAATCAATTCTTTGAGTGTATCATATTCAACAATCGAATCACGCTGTTCTGCCACAAACCAATCACACGAATAAAACTTTTGCATGTGATGACCGCACTCTTTATATTTCAATGTGGCACTACCTTTATATTCACACTCCTCCTTACTTGACACTTCCGAAGAAAAACTATCAACCACCCGATTAAGAAGAACATCGTTTTTCCCCGCAAGAATAGTCTTGTAAAAAGTAAAACTAACAATCTTGGATTTATGATTAATATCAAATTCACCTGCAAGGAAAGGTTCTAATTTCTCAAAAAAATCGGTTACAGTCCAATGAGGTAAAGCCCTTGCAAATTGCGGAATATCCCAAGCATAAGGCAACGCATTACACACAAGCAGAAACCGTTTTTCTTCATCATTCTCCCATTCCGAAAAATCATATTCATAACCTACAGCCTCACAGATACGTTTCGCGATCACTATCAGATAAGGAAAAAATGACAACCCCTCCACATCATCACCCCATCGAGTAGAATTATTCTCTTTAACAACTTCATTCTGAATATTAGTCGAAGAATTATTTACCCAAGGCAACGCCACATACTCCTGTCCGTAAATCAGCCCTTGCCAAGCAGTATATGGCTGTGATGGAGGAGAAAGAGAAGCCGGTTCACCCAAATCAAGCTCATTGATATACACATCATCCCACGTCACATCAAAATTCTGAGCACTGCGTCCCTCAAGAAACTGAGCCTTCACCTCCGTCTCATTCAAATCCGTAATTGTAATAGCCCCACTTTTTAAGAAGTGGATATCACAAATCTCACAATCAAGCGTCATTTTAGGATTATCCACATCTTTACGATTCAAATGCCCGAAAATAGCAATATTTTCGGGACATCCCGCAAGAGGGAACGTAATAGACAGAGAATAGCCGTCCGAATCAGTAAAAAAACGATTTTCCGACACAAATTCAAAAGAAGATCCTTTCTTGATAGAAGCTATTTTACCATTAACAAGTATCTGCATATCAAATATTTTTACGTTTAGATTTAGGCATTTTATTTCTCATCAACTTATCATAATCATCTTGAGCCTTTTTAATCCCGGCATCACCGGTAACTGTATTCACAGTAACAAACGGTTCATCGAGACGGTCATTTAATCGACGTATCACATTCACATACCCGGCAAGAGCACGAGCCTGAGCCATCAACGACTCACTCACTGCACCACCATCACTCGACGAAGCAATTACCGTTGGAGCTGTAATAGTCCGAGAAACATCATCAGCCCTAAGCGAGCCAATTGTATTAGTCCTCTGAGCATAATCCAAAGCCTCAATCATAGGACGAGCCACAGGCGACGCAAGCAATTCCTGACTCGCCACCCATTCACCCTTATGCACAATCCCCGCAGGTTCATACTTCCCACCTTTCGGAGTAAATCCACCACTCGCATAGCCCTCAGCCTCCGCTGCCTGTTGTTGCTTCTTCAGAGCAGCCACCTGAAGCATACCCGTAGCAATAGCAAGAGCCATAGCCGCAGGAGCAAGAGCAGGACCCACAAGAGGAATAGCCATCGTAGAGCTGTAAGCATTCAATCCGGCTATCGCAGTTTGAGCTATCGTCTGAATCACCTGCATAGCATACTGCTTCTTTGAAGCCTCGTTTTTTGCTTTAGCAATTTCTTGCTCCTTCTTCTTCTCCAACTTCGCAACCTTATACGAATTACCCTCCGCCAACGAAATCTCCTTATCATAACGCCTCTCAATAGCTGCCGTCTGAATCTCAAGCTCCGCCTGAGCCATCGACGACAATTGGCTGAAAATACCACTCATCGACTGCGTAACAAGTTCCGCAGTGCCAAGCACAGCACTACCACCCTCACTATTCAACCAATCATTAAAATCATTTACAGCCTTTATATACGAATTATCCTTCGGGGTAGCACTATCCACATCCTTAGGATTATACTTCTTCCTCAAAACAATCAATGCATTCTGATAAGCCTCTTCAATTCGCAACTTTTCTTCAGCATTACTACCCGCAAGCAGCAGCTCCTCAGCATATAAATCTTTCAAAGCTTTAACTTCCGCATTATATGCACCTTGACGTTCATCTGCATTCAACCCGAAGAAATCATCCTTTAAATCATCCTTCAGTTTTTTCTGCTTCTTCAAAGCCTCCTCCGACAAAGCAAGGCGTTCATAATAACCACCCGGAACATTCCACCCATCTTCACCGGTAGTAAGATTCAAGCCCACTCGAAACTCTCTTGCTTCATCACACAAACCCTTTATCCACGCCTCGCCACGCTTCTGTTTTAAAGCAAAAAGAGCATCATAATAGCGCGACTCGGCAGCAATCCTCTCGTCACTTCCTTCCTCATGGCACTGAATCATCCGTCGTAAATGTTCAAGTTCAAGCAACTCCTCTGCCACCATAAAAGCCTGCTCCGTTATCAACCCCTCGGCCCTACGCTTTTTAATCACGCCTAAAATCTCATCATATCTTCGCTTTTCATTATCAACCTGAACCTTTGCTGCAGCTTCATCTTTCTTCTTCACAGCCTCCCAATAATCAGCTTCAAATCCAAGACGTTCCACTACTCCCGCTTTATCACTCGACTTCAATTTCTCATAATATTCAATATCTATATCGGAAAGGCGAGACCTATAATTCTCATAATCCGACCCCCCCGTAGCATAAAGCACTCGAGCCTTAGCAATCTCTCTTTCGCGCCACTCGTTTTCAGCCTTAAAACGGTCTTTATTTTTATCGTCATCAACATCGTCTTTGAAGCATTCACAAGGCGACTTGCCACACTTGGGGCATTTTATATTGTTGTCCTGTGGTTCGATTGTTGGATTTGTGGAATCCGGGGAAATAGACCCTTTTTCCAATTTAAGGTTCATTCGTCGTTTAAATTCATCAATATCAGCTTCTGCTTGTGTTATTGCTTCATCTAAAGCCTTACGGCGTGCATCTGCCGACAAGTTAAATAGTTCAATCGGAGACGCTCCGGTTGCGGCATGGCCACTTGTATGGATTTGATTTTTCGGTAGATTCTTACGTTCTTCTTCAAGTGCAAGTTCAAGGTCTTCACGTGCATCTAACGCATTTTCATGAACTCCAATAAGCTCACTTAATTTTGCCAAATTAGCTTCATATCTGATTTTCTTTTCCAAAGATTGTAAATAAGCATCAAGAGCCTCCTTTGATGATGTATATTTACCTGTAGTTTCATCTATCCGAGCATTATAATCAGGAATAATATTATTAAGTTTATTCACTGCTTCAAGGCGTTTTTCCATAGAAATACGTTCATTTTCAGCAACAAACACAAGTGATTCAATTGAAGCTTTTTCTTCTGCAATAGAACTATTTGCCTTTTTCGTTGCATCATTAATAGCCTTTTGCAATGAGGAAACTTCCTTTGTTCGAGTAATCCACAACGCCAAGCCACCCACCACAGCTGTAATGCCTGCAACAAACAGACCGATAGGATTTGCTTTGAGTAAACCGGAGAAAATCATAAACTCGATTTTCGCTTTGTGAAGTTTTCCTGTTAATAGAGCTGTAACCACAGCAGCAGCCTGTGTTGCCACAGTCCACGCGTATACAGATGCTTTTGCAAGACTTTGAGCCACAGCTAGTGCCTGTGTTTTTATTGATGAAGCATGAACAGCGATATTATAAGCCACTATCGATGCTGTGAGAACCGTAATTTCTCCCTTATATTTACTCACAAAAGAAATAACTTCAATTAAAACCCGAACTATTGCTCCGGTGGAAGAAATAACATGTTTCATCACAGGTGCAAGATTCTGCCCTAATTCCCGTTGCAACTCTCTAAACCTTTCGTTTGCTTTATCAAGCCCTGCTTGCACCGTATTGTTTTGCACATTATACTCCTCCGTAGCCGAAGTAGCTTCATCAAATGCCGTTTTTGAGGTTTGCATTTGAGTCTTAAGCAAGTCCACTTTACCCGCAAGCGTTTGGAAGGTTTGAACCACACCCGCACCGGCAGTACCAAGATCCTTAAGTGTTGCAGCTTGATCCATTTGATCCATTCGAGCAAGTGATTCAACAAACATCATTATGCCCTCTGTCGATGAACGTTTCAGTGCTTCAGTAAAAGCATTCGCATCCATTCCAGCCTTTTTCGCAAATTCGGCAGGATTGGCATACATCTTTGTAATCACACCTTGTATCGCAGTCGAAGATTTTTCGATAGAAACCTTTTGATCATCAAGCAATGCACCAAAAGCAAGCATTTCATCCATCGTCATATTCGTACTATTGGCAATTGCCCCAAGACGACCGGCAAAATCCACCAAATTAGGAGCTGAAGCAGCACAATTCTGCGACAAAGTATTAATAGCAGAACCTACACTCAACATAGCTCTCTCAGTTCCCATTGCACTCTCAAGATTGAATATTCGAGCAAGCTGAGAAATAACTTGAGGAGCCTCAGCTCCAAGTTCATCCATTGCAACCCCAATAATATCCCCTGCACGTACAAAACCCATTACATCTTCAACCGAATTTTTTCCGAGCCTTCCTGCAGCTTGAGCAAGCTCATTCAAGCCCTCACGCGACGTACGAGTATCCATTTTCTTAAACTCCTCATTAAGCAGCTCCACCTCCTCACGAGTCATCCCCGTAAATTTTTGCGTATTTGCCATTTCCTGGTCAATTTCAGCATAAGCATTTACAGCATTACGACCAGCTGAAACGACTTTCATAACGACAGCGAATGCGGCAACAGCCATCGTTTGCCATTTATTAACCCAATCACTAAGTTTCTGCCAACCGCTTCTTTGCAACCCAAGAGTAGAATTAACCGATTCAAGTTCCTTTTTAACAGCATGAATTTTAGTCACATGCTCATTCCAGGCCTCACTGCCTCGTTCCATTTTATTAAGTTCGGTATTAAGATGTCTTAACGTAGATTTAAGTTCTTTAGGAGTAGCCGAATCAAGACGTTTAAGAACATCTGCAACATTAATAGTTGCACTCTGAATAGCTTTAATTTCACGTTCAGTAGATTTTAAATCTTTACGCAAACGTTTCAATTCGACTTTATCACCTGCAGCAGCAGCTTTTGCAATGGCATCTCTATAATCAGAAGCACGTTGTTTTAGTTTAGTTAACGCTGCTTCAGCTTCTTTCCCATTCACATTCAGATGAACAGTTGCCCTAGTAGTATAATCACTCATAATTTCGCTTATTTTTAGCGAAATTGCAGAAAAAAGATAACACTATAAAAGACAAAAAAGCCGTTCAATATAAAAAACGAGTTCAACGGCTATCACAAGCGATTGAACCCGAATAAAGCATTTTAAATCATAATAATAAATTTCACTTATGTTTATTAATGAGCAAGCGAATATAATGTATCGCATAACCCCACACTATAAGAGCTATCGCACACAGAGCAATCCAGAATATAGCGTTATAAACAATTGCATATATTCCAACACAAATTATCACGCCACAAACAAGCACCTGCCTTATATGTGTAAATAGAAATCCAATCAGAAGTAAGATAAAGAGGATTAAGCAACCTGTTGTCAATAATTCCATATCTGAATGTTTTACTTTTTACAAAAATAGTCAAAAAAAATGACTTTTACAAGTATTCATAAAAGATTGACATTCAGTCATAGTAACATCAGAAATTTCAACGAAAAATTACGAAATTCTTGCGAATTTCCACCCTTCAAAATAAAATAAGGCTGATATTCAGCCCTTTAAAAAGGATTACCAAGGAATTTTTTCCTTGTTTCACCCGAAAGCTCCCCCGACCACCCTACGGAACTGAGCTTTATCTTTTTTCTAAAAACGAGCGGAATATGTACGAATGTATGGTAAAATGCCACCGAAAGGAGTGCGGTGAACATTTCTTGCTTTTATGGAGGTGGCTATATGGCATTACAATGGTGTGAAAGGAGCAAAACGAAATGATAAGTCATCGAAATGGGGTGAGGGGTGGGGACAAAGAAAATCGTGCGACTCTCACGAGCAGCACGACCAAATATTTAGCGAGAATATTTTCTTATATAAAATAATACAACAATAACAAATCCAAGTAACAAAAGAATACGCGTCATATCAGGAGGCTCATAGACCGAAATCGTATCACTCGCTTCGGAGTGAGCCGACGAGTGTTGATGTTTCGATGCTATGCTATCCTGTTGCAGTGTGTCGGCAACGGAACGACTTACTGCTTTCTTTTCTCCCTTGACGGTGGCACTATTGGCTTTGATTTGATAACGATAGGCAATCACTGCAGAGCAATTAGAGGCACTATCACGACAAGAGGTAATTATAACAGGTTCGGCTGTAATATCAAAAGAGTCCAACTCTATTGCCATAGAGGAGAAAGCCGAGTCCAACTTGCTTGTACTCACGCGTATGTCCGTCGTGGCGATAGTGTTGGCATCAGCCGAAGCCGAGCTTGCAATGTTCTTTTTTGAGTGGCACGAAGTGAGCACCACGAGCAAGAAGATGATTGTAAGATTTCTCATAACGGAAAGATTATAAATCGTTATATTCCATTTTAGCATTGAAACAAGGACACGCTTTGTTGGCGAACTCACGATGACCGTGAACAGAGGCATTAGGGAACTGTTGTCGAAGTTCGGTAATGAGCTTCACGAGCGACGCCTTTTGCTGTGAAGTGCGAGTGTCCTTAGGGGTTTTGCCGTCGGAAGTAACGCCACCGATGTAGCAAACACCGATTGAGTGGGCATTATAGCCTTTGCAGTGAGCACCGGCTTTAGCCAGCGCTCTGCCCACATGAACCGAGCCGTCAAGATAAATCACGAAGTGATACCCGATACCATTAAAACCACGATTGCGATGCCAAGTGTCAATTTGCTTGACAGTGTAATTGCGACCTTCGGGCGTAGCCGAGCAATGAATGATAATCGTATCAATCTTTCTCATGACTTTCAGATGTTAAAGGATTATGAATGTCATTCACCAAATCAGATGGATTATTCTCCAAGTCTGAGAGGTCGATTCCAAAGTGTCGTTCCGTTTTGTCGACAAGAATCTTTTGAGCTAGCTTCGCCCATCGCGAGCCATTGCAAGAAGATTCATTTTCGAGAATTGACCACATTTGCCAACCGAGGATAGAACCAGCAGCAATACGGGTAAGAGTTTCTGCAGAAGTTCGTACAATATACACATCAACGAGAAATGCGAGAATAATCAGCACATAACATTTAATCAAAGTAAACAACACTTTAGCAAAATGTGAGGATTTAAATTTCCCACCGATTCCTTTTCTCACCTTATTAGGGTGAGCAATTGCCACACGTTTATCGAGACGCCACGCCGTAAAACAGTCGGCAAAGATGAACAAAGTACAAATGATGAAATACGGCAATGTAGGCTGTAGCATTGCCACAATTCCAGAAGCGAGTGACAACAGCCAACGCCCAATGATAGAATAATTTTCTTGCATAGTTTTTTTAATATTAAATTCTATACAAATATCGAATGTATGGTACTATAATAAAAAGACAGAAAAAAGATATCATATCTCTCTATCACACAAAATCTATCAATAACACATCTTTTTCAGTTCCTTTAGCAACGTTCCTCTTATTCATCAGCTTTGCATATAGCCAAGGACACCAATCATCCCACTTCTTCCACGTCATCGAGCTTACAGCCTGTGCCATGCTCGGTTCTTCACGTCCGAAATCATATAGAACTTGCCAATCGCTCTTTTGTCTTCCACAGTGGAAAAACAACTTAGGGTACAACCTTTGCCACCTCTCACAATCAGCTCGGAACATATCCACACATGCACCCGGCACTCTCGATTCTCTCCCCTTTTCAAGTAGGATTCTAATCCACACCGGCTCAAGCACACTCTCTGCCTTAGTCTCAAGCCACTTGATCACATCCTCCACATCACCTTTATAAGCTATCGCACCATGACGAAACTCTGCATTCCAATCACTGTCATAACCTATCCGCAAGTCAAAGTATCGCACACCGGCGTTCCATTGCTCCTCTATCGTCTTACTCTGACAGCGAGCCACGAAGCCAAACAATCTCCCCCACCACGTCTTTGGTTTCAAATAACTCATCGTATTATGACTCCCCAATATCCACTTTCCCATTCGCATTATTAAACTTTAAATAGTTGAAAACTCATATGCCCCTGTACTTTTATTAATCAATAAGATACATTGACTCTGATTATCTCCTACACATCTCCACTTAAGAACTACTTCACCATTATTTGGAGTTTCTATTTCTGTAATAGTAAACACTTTATTATCTAATATTTGCTGAGTAGTAGTGTCTGCAAAAGCCACACATTTAACTTTTATGTCAATTCCTGAATTAATAAAATAATTTATCAACCATAAATAATAATCACTGATAGTACCTCCATTAGAATCAAATTCAACTATATCTTCTACTCCATTAACAAAATTAGCAAACATGTACAATCTATCTTCAATAAAGTATTTACCATCACCATTATCAAATGCTTCATATATGCTACCTTTAATAATAGTTATTTCACATACTTGCTTAGGTTTTAAATATAATACGTATATATCTTCATCAGTGTCGTTAGTTTCCATAATAAACTTATCATCTCTTATATAAACATTTTGGAGATGACAAATACAAATGCGTTTAAATATAGATTCATCATTTATGATTCTAACTACTTTTTTATGAATACCTTTGTTAGAATTACTTGCAAGTCCTAAATAATTATCTAATATACAATAATCCTCATGTATACCACTACTTAATATTGTAACATCTTCGTAATTGCTATCTAAATTAATATAAACTCCTGCATCACCTACATCCCATGGAGTATGAATAGAAGGGAATGATGATTGAGTATTATACGGAGGACAAAACTTACGTTGTCCTTCCATATACTCAGTTACAATTTTACAAAAACCTTGATTAGTAGGATACATACTAAGAGTTGCACCATCTTCACATATTTCAACCACATCATCATTCTTGTGAGGATTATGTTCTACAATATGTTTATCATACATATCAGTATTATCCTCTATGTCAATACAAGCAATGTCGAAATAACCAGGTTGATAAGATTCTTCTCCTTCACTGAGTGTATATTGTGTAGCCTTTGCAAAATAGTAATTACTACCTTTAACACGTTTAATGACAACAGTAGTATGTCCTCCTATTTCAACAATACAATCTCCTACATAGATATCTTTATCACCTCTCGTCATTACAAGTTTGTATATACCACTATTGTATTTAATATGACCAGTATCTCTATTAAACACTCCTATATAAGTTCCATATACAGTATCTCCGAAATATGGTATATAAGAATTTCCATCACCCTGCATATTCATTCTTTCTTTGTTATATGCAAACTTAATAGTACCTGTATAATGCAGAGCACTGATTTCTTTATACTTACCATCATCAGCTAATAGTTTAGTACCATCACCTTTATTAGTAAACTTATTAATAATACTTAAATTAGTAATATCAATATCTACTCCTTCATATAGCATACAATCACCTTCTTCACCTTCACCTAACCATATTCCTACTTTAAAAATATCAGTTGAAGGTTCATCATAAGTTGTGTGTTTTAAACCAGTTAATATTATCAATGTTGTTCCATCATCATCTTTATAAGTATTATAATTAACATTATACAACAAATAATCATTATATCCTTTAATAATATCAAATGTTAAATTATCTAATTTATCTTTTAGTACCTCATATAAAGCAGCTCCATCTCTTACTATTTCATAATCTCTATTATCAATAGTAATAGTCCAATAACCACCATTATTCCATAATTTACAATGAGTTTTTTTGGTTTGGAACTTATTCTCTATATTATAAACAAGTCTACTAAGTCCTGCATTATTTAAAAATTCACTCATATCTTTTAAGTTTAAATAGTGGTAGCTTTTATACTACCACCATAGTTAATATTATTCAAATAAAGCATCAATTTTGTCATTTGTTATAATCATATCCGATGTAATTATTGAATGATGACTATTACTATATCTTACTTCTATATCTTTATCATCGGCAAATAAAGAAGCATCTCCACTAAAACGAAGTGATATTGATTCTTGTTCCCCAAATGTATATGAATCTATCATTGTTTCACCACCACTATATTGATACTTTATAGGTTGAAGAATTCCACTAATCTTAAAAAAACAAGCAACTCCTCCAAAATAATTTTTATGTAATTCTTTTAAAAGAGTAGAATTAATAAGTGCTTCATCTGCTATACCTAAAGCATCACAATCAAATATATAAACCTCTTTCTTATTGATAACTTCCCAATTACTCCATTCATCACCTATAGAAGTTCTCATTTGTATAGTTTTATACAATGGGTCATAGAGCATTTGAACCTTTTCATTAGTCCCACTTGCTTTCATTGTATCAACAAATGCGGTAGGTACTTCTTCATTAAAAGGAGTATAAATGTCTGATACATTCTCAGTATACGCTCTCTGATTACTTAAATTATTAATAGTGTTATCTTCATATTTATAATTAAATAATTCTTCAGTACTCCATTCTACATACCCTGCCGGATTTATTGAGCAAGTTACTTCTACAAGTTTTACTACACTCTCTGATTGTTTTTGGTAGCTTATAGCTTTAATTATAATACCTGTATCTAATACCTGTACTTGTGTTACATATCCAACTAAAGGAAAACCTGCGCCATTAAGATATGTAAACTTAACACAAATAGGAGTATTACCCCAATATCTTAAATTATAATATTGAGTTAATGTAATTGTACCTTTATGTGGTAACTCATAATAAATAATAGGTAATGTAAAAGTACCTGCACCATTCAAAAAAGATTTTTCATCATCAGTAATACCACCAATTTTTTTATCATAACTTAAAATATTATCTTTAAATGTGAATCCATAAACATCTCTTATTACATTATTACCAAAATTTTGAGCATACAAATATATACTACCATCATCTTTGTGATTACCGCTATAACACTGATATAATGTACCATGATATTGAATCCATAAATCTACTTGTGGAAATTCAGTATCATAATTATCCACATATAAGTTTATAGCTTCTCTTGAAGCAGTTTCATAACTAAGATCCTCAGATTCACCAGCCATCGAAATAATATGCTTTTTAGTAACTTCTTTAGCAATAACATCAAGATGATTTTGTAGTGAATTATGGTTCATTCTATACTCTAAGAATAAACCATTTTGAATTGGATCATTTCCTAAAATTTGATTATCTAAATAATACAGAATAGATGCTAAATAGCTTAAATCTACTTTAACTTTCCAAGGAGTCTCAATACCATCACCTTCAACTTCAACACTTCCGCCTACATATGGAGCCTCTTGACCAGTTCCGCCTATAAGTTCACCAATAGAAGCCATTTGGTATAACTCTTTGACATTAAATCTACCAATAAGTCCCCATTGATATTGCTTACTTCCTGTAAGTTCATTAGTAACTTCTACCCAAACATATTCATTTAAAACATTATTAGCATCATCCCCTCCTTGATATACAAGATAAATAACATCGCTTCGTCTTAAATCATTATCTACATCAGGCAATCCTTCTGCAGTAGCCCCTACAACTTCAAACAATTGATGACTATTTAAAGCATCAAGATTCTTCTTATCTTGAGCTGTCATCAATCCGATACTATTCACTGTAGCTGCAGGAATAGTCATTGTATGCTTAGTATTACCCTCTTTGTCTTTTAATAAGAGATTAACTTTATTATTGGTATTGTCCAATTCAACACCAACATCACTACAACCCGATACAACCTCCTCAAATTTAACCAACAAAGAGGAAAGTGTAGTACTTATTTTCTCGGAGATTTGAGTATTTTCTAATAAAGAATTTTGCAATGATGAATAATGAGAATTAGCATACTCATATACTAATTGAATTAAGTAGCCGATATTTTCCGGTGAAATAGAATTTTTCTCAGTTTCTACCCTTAGGGCGGTTATTAATGTTGAAAGTTCTGTTGCAGCCATGTTTTTTTATTTCAAAAATAATTTATTGTCAAACTTGTTTAAAAGACAAAAAAGCCGTACATAAGCACCGCTTTAAGACGATAAAGTCCGTTTGTTTCGCTTGTAGTATTCAGTCATCGATTTGAATAAACCATTATCAAACATTTCAGTGAAAATACCACAAAACTCTTTCCCAACACTATCAGCCATAAAGTCGCGAAGATTTAGCACGGAAGAATAATATTTTTTAGCAAACCATTGGCGACGTTCACGAGGTTTACCACTAGTCTCTCCGCCGCCCCATTTAGGACCTCTTTTACGCGGTTTGTCAAGTTTATGCTCGGTACGATAGGAGCTGTCAAGGAAGTCAAGATTACCACCATTATTAGGACGGAATTCTCGACCTGTTCCATAGTCTTGCCATAAGCCATACTCAAGGAACTGTTGAGAAAGATTTATTTCAAAGAATCTGCCATCGGCGCGCACAGGTAGCGACACTACCGATTGAAGTAGTTGCTTGGTGTCAATCACATCGAGCAGAGTAATCTGTTCTTGCCAAATAGAAAGCATCGTTTTATTCCATGCTTCCACATATAATTGTCGTTGCTCTACAGCTTGCTTATCTGTTATTTCCGCCATAGTTGAAATTTATCGGGGGTCGAACCTCTTGACCCATTCGTTTTCGTCATAACGTAAATCAGTATGAACATCAACAGCGACAGAGAAATACGCACAGGCACAACCGGAGAAGAAATATTCGTCAATCTCATGAAATGTTATGCGTCGGTCAAGTTCAATGCAATGTTCTTCAAGTTTCGTTTTTTCTTTTATAAGAACGGTCATAAACTGACGGAATATTTCACGCAATGTGTCGAAACGATTTTGTCGAGCTTTCATATCGTCGATATTATGACGCATAGCGAGAAAAACCGTTTTAACTCGACGAGTTCGAGGTGAATTATCAAGAGAGGTATAACCTTGGGACACCTCATTAACACAAACAAAAGCCTTCGTATTTTGCATAGATGAAAGAGCTTCTTGAAAACCATCCATACCACTAACTCGGCAAAACCTAAATTCATTAGCTCGAGCAAGAAGATTTTGTGTAGTGAGATTCTCAAAAAAAGTCGTCGCATCCCAATTATAGCTATTAGTTTCCATATTTACGCTTTATTTCTTCATACTCTTTTGCTTGAGCTTCAAGCTCAGTCATAGCTCGCCAAGTGTCCATCGCTAACACCTCTTTCTCTTTTGTTATGTCGCCTTTCGTCAATGCTCTTATTTGAGCATTCATAGCATCTTGCAGCCTTTTCCCGATATTATTATCATCAAGAAGATTATCCATACCGACAGGCATTGGCTGCAGGAATGTAGGGAAAGAACGAGATAACAGCGATTTAAGAGTAGCCCACCAATAGAATATTGAAATCTTTTCGGCTTGATTGATCTTGATATTCTCTTTGTCATATAAAACCTCAGCCATTTGTACAAGGAGTGCGTGGTTTTGTGTTTCAAGATAGCCTTGATATAGGTTATCACAGTATAAGAATTTTTCAAGTGGCACCCCAATAAAGGCTGCATCCAAAGCTTTAGCCTTATAAATTGAAGATATGCGTACAGGCGAAGACGGCAATTCATCAATCCAGTCAAGAGCATGAATAGCATCAGCAAGCAATTCAGCAGTAACCACGAATTTAGTTTTGCCTTGCTGAAGCATATAGCCGTCACCATAGCGATGAAGCGCCTTCATTTTACCCCACTTCATGAGGCAGAATGTTTTGATTTGTCCTAAAGAAAGATTATAGGCAAAGAGGTTGTAAATATAATAAAGTTGTGTATCCGTAAGTTCTTGCCAAGACTTCGGTACCACAATTGAAATTTTTTGTACCATAATGAATAATAATTAAAAGAAATATCCACCCGATTTTTTCTCATTCTCAAATATTGGAGGTGTAAAAAGCTTGGCTGTATCGGACTCATACCATTCCGGGAATATTTTAGGCTTAGAACGAATATACGAAACAGCATCATCGAGAAGTTTACGATTCAATACACCAGTTCGTAAATTAGCACATATCACACCTTTAACAAGTGAGATAAGAGAACGTATTTCATCGTAATAAGTAGCAGTAGCCTCACATTTACGAAGCCGAGCCATTAACTGTTGGGAAATCCACCCATTGGCAATTTCTTGTTCGATGTCATAAGATTTTTGACGTAAAGCAAGGAACACGCCCCAACGGTCAGTGTCATAGTCAGCATAAGGGTCATTTTTGTCTCCACACTTTGAGATTAAATTCAAGTCTTGAATTATAGATTCAGCCAACCATTTACATTGCTCAGAGTCGTGCCAATTCACATCGGCACGTAGCATTGGTAACAAATCTGTCAAGCATTGAGATTTTATCACATAAAGCGAGTTAATCAGGCGTTCCACCCTTTCAGCCGAAGCCGGTGCAATATTGTTATTGCTAACGATACCGAAGCCATTAGGAGTCAGCACAAGGTCAAGAGATGGTATTGCCATAGCAAATGCATGAGACACGACAAACATAGCTACATTAACAAATCGCATATCTCTATCACCAATGGCGATTTTATCAAAAACCGGTTGCCCTGTAACGTTTTCTATCAACCAAGATTCAGCCATATTAAGGTGTGGAGATAGTTTGTCAAACAACGAAACTTCATCATCTACTGTTGCAAGCACATTCGGAATATACGTTCGAAGTGTAGCATCATCAGTTATTATCTTCGCCATCGTCTTAAGGTTTTATGTTACTATTAGTATTGTCTTTATTGGGGGTCAAGCCTCTTGACACTAATTCTGCATCTTTATTTTCATCAAGAGTTGTGAGCATCACAAAAGGGCAATCAGGGTATGCACCTTCCCAACCATTAAATTTTATTATAAGTTGATGTGGTAAGAACAGCAAATCGTGATAAGGCTTTTGCAGTGCTTGTGCAATAGTGTAGAGTTCGCGTTTATCAGATCCTGAATTATTTGTTTGCGATTTGCCTGGTACAGAACCTACGAGATTGCTATGCACACGCATAGTGAAGCAGATAATATTAATTGCTTCTTGAATATCGCTTTCCCAGTCGCCTCCCTCTTTACTGTCATCTACCTTGTTAATCACAACATCATGTTGCACCTCTCCTGCAGGATTGGTATAAGTCTGCGAGAACCATACTTTACCACTATTTTCAGCAGTAGTAAGGAAGTCAATGATACGTTGCTTCTCGGCAACAATTCTCTTCTGCTTTTTGAGTCTATCAGTGATTCCCTCTGCCCGACAAAGTTTATCGAAATAATCACCTGAGATTTCGATATGATATTTAATAGGTGCAGAGTTTTTTAATTTTGCCTCTTTAGCAAGGGCTATCAGTCGTTTAATATTATACCATTTGCCTTTGAATAAGGAAGCATAGTAAGGGATAGGATAATAGGTATTGTCCGGCGTTGGTACCTTTGTTAGAATGGCAAATTTGCGAACCGAGGATCTCACTTTTTTTTGTCCGTCATCGCCGGGGATTTTTCCAAGACGTACCATAAGGTCATATATAGGAGCATTAACATCAAGCAAATCAATTGCCTCAATGCTATTAATGTCAGGATTGTTTCTCCAATTAGCATAAAGCACCTTGGAGATTTTGCCAGATGTATCAGCCTCTGCAAAGCGACAATAACAGGCCTCCTTACGGAGCAAACGCACAATTTTAGAACCATCGGCATTTAATATTAAAACTGAGACACAAAACGCAAAATACTTAAAATCCTGAGCCACCCCAAGGAAATAGCTCGGCAACGAGTTATACATACAGAAATCATCAATTTCTTCTTGGATGGAAGTTTTACAATTATCTTTGTTATACACAAGCCCGGCACCATAACACACTTCAGCATTAAATATTTGACACGTAGAAAGTGTTTCATCATTCTCAATCAATTTGAGAATATTATAAGGCATTTCATTATCATCGCCCCAAGGCATATAATTAAGGTTATCGCAAACCTTAATCGGTGCAATATCTTCTTGTTCTCGGAATACCGATGTGGTATCCACCAAAAAAGCAGCTTTTGCCGACAATCTCGGCAACTCCTCAATACTTGAAAAATTTAATATCTCTTTATCCATATTATAAAAAAACTGTTAGACCATTGATTTCAAAAATACACACATCACGCACTTGTCTTATTTCTCTACTCTCAAGCAGTTTTATCTGCCGAGTGCCTTTATAGAAATTATATCTCAATGAGATACAATTGCGATATTCCTGTATCTCTCCGCTTTTTGTCCATAACTTGATATCGCAAGGGTCGCCACTTTTAAGCATTTGTCGAAGGGTGGAAATATGTATCGAACGTGCCATATTATTGATATTGATGTGTAAATTGTTCTTGATGTATTCTATCTTCTGGAGCAGTGATTGAGACATTAAGATTATGAGGTGCTTTATCTTGGAATTGCCAAGTGAACCTAACTCTGTTAAGGTCAGTGTTTGAGTCAGATATTTCGCAACTGCTATCAGTAATGAGGACTATAGGCAATGAGGACAATTCTGCTGCAACTCCGAGACGCACGCAATGAGAAATAAACAGTTGCTCTATCCAATGAGCCTCCTCCATGGTAAGTGGCGATAATTGTACCTCATATTCTTTTGTCGTGGTTTGGTCATAAAATGAGTATCGTGACCGAGCAACAGCGACCGGTCTCTCGACTTTAGTTTTAGTGGTTGTAACAGATGGAAATGAGACTGTTTCAAGGACATTAAAACAATTCCTAAATGTAAATGTTTCATCAAGAATAACGTTGTGAACATAAAATGTAAAAACACGATCGCCCCACGTTACAGAGTATGCCAATAATTTATCTACATTATTCCCCTGATTCGTGAGTTTCTGTAAAATATCATCATATCTAATCCGAATAGTATCAATTCCAATATCATCATAACCCAAGTCGAAAAGAGTAATAACCGATGAAACGGTATTACCTTCTCCATTGACTGTTACACAATGAGCTTTCATTTCACTTCGCTCTTGTCCATGCAGAATCGACAAAAAATCCACAGAATGAGGGGCTATACGTTTCGACGTGAGAGTAGTGAGAAAATTATACGAAGCAAATATTCCGGCATCAACCGGCATTATATGGGTACAATAGACCGTATTTAGGTTAAAGGATCCAAGTTCCTTGCCGTCAGCATCAAAATAATAGAATGTAAAAGCTGTAAAGCATCTATCATTATCGAGCATATAAATTTCCGCGATATCTCGAATATCATAAATAGAAACTATGCCGTCAAAGGAATAAAGAGTTGTACGGTATACCTCCGTTTCTCCATCATTCAACGCCACAATGAGCTTATCTAGGTCAGTTGCCAATTTTATATCTCGCAGTTGTGAAGAATAGACAAATATCGGTATTTCAGTTATCAAACTCGTTGCCATATCTTAAAATCTTTTAAGCGAAGATACTTCCTATAAGCCATCGACAAAAAGACGAAAAGCCCCGACTTTCACAAGCCGGGAACTTCTCAAGTACTTAATTAAACCTAAAACCAATCTATGAAAGAATCACATTATACCACCCACAGAGATACGGCTCAATGCCGACTGTGGAAATTTCTCACAACCAATATATAGAGTATCGAAAGCATCAGTGCCATCAGTGCGATGCTCAAGTAAATTCTCTTCCGATTCATCAAGTTTCTCGCCCCCCTTATCCTTTTTGAAGCCATTGCGTCCACGAGATACACCGGCACTCTGAATGGCGAGGATAAGGTCATCATTATTCTGCCGGTTAAAGAAAGGCATAAGTCTTTGCTTGCCGGCGAAACCTTGATTTATCAAAAGGTATTTTTCATCGTGCCGCATAGGGTTGCCGAGATACACATCGATCACATCCCAACCATGCCGTTGGAATTCGTGCATAACCACCCAGTGATAATCCTGATTATTTACGGCATAGTTGCTGCCAAGTGCAGTCGCATCATAATAGTACACTATCATTTTATTTTGATGATTTGCATAATAAGAGCAAAAATCATCAATCAATGCAGGTATTTTTCGTTCAAATTTTGTAAAGAAACTCTTAATAACATTCAACCGTCTGCCGTCAGGCTGACCGGCAACTATCCAATTTATATTTGCATTGTAGTCCATTCCTATGCAAATAGGAGCAAGAGGATTTACATCTTTATCGGCTCTGCTGTCAAGGAGTGAGTTGTCAAAGTCATATCCCAAACTATCAAGATAATCAAAATCGCTATCATTATACTTATGCTTTTCACGCATCGATGAATAAAAACCGTCTTTAGATATTCCGATCCTCTGGCAAAGGATAGAGGTTTGGAATGTCTTCGGGGTGAGGTCTCGCTTCATTTGTTTAATGTAATTCTCCCCAAGCAGTTGAAGATTCTCTATCGATGAGTACTCCTTGTAGTATACAGCAACCGAACGCATTTTATTAAGGTTGGTATCAAGCCGACGGAGGTAAGAACGGAGATAACCGGGAACAGGCTTATTATCGGTTCGGAGCCGCCGGATTCGTTCTTTAGTCTTCCATATTTCGTAAACAGTCCCTTTGATTGTTTCTATAAGCTCAACATCCATTTTGTCTTTATAATGCAAGAACCACGAGCCTTTTTGTGTCTGTGGCATATCCGACAGAATCATAATGGCGTGGTTAAAACTATGACGCCCAAAGAACGACTTGATACCTCCATTTGCGGGCAAAGTTTCATCTTTCAGTTTCTGATAATCGATAAACTTCGCTTCATCTACCAACATCCAAGAGAGAGTGAGAGAGTTAGACGAGCCGGGACGGTCTTGGCTCACGATGACGGCGATACTGCCATTATAGAATGATAAGATATGTTCCCAATCTGCCGGTTCTGTAATAGGCTTGCCGAAACTCTTGGGAGGTCGAAGACCTACTACATAGTGTACACCTTTATGAAATCCCCACCTTTCCCACGCAGCGAATAATCCCGGAAGTGTATTTGTCAATCCATGTTTGAAAGTTGGCACCACGATAGCCCCTGTACTGCCAATCATTCGTTGCATATTGCGAAGCACATAAGGAGCTGCAATGCCATCAGTTTTGCCTGTACGACGTCCGGCAACAATAACAGTGATATTAGCCCCTATTAACTGAGTAAGTCGTTGGGGCGTGTTGAAATAAACCTCTTTACCTTTCTTCTTCGTCATCGTCTAAATCGCCAAATAGTTCATCTTCTTCCAAATCATATTCCTCAAATTCCACATCCTGAATGTCAATCGATTCAGCAATATACTTATCGACCATTTTTTTAATGCGTTCCTGAATATTCGGAATAGGTTTAATCCCAAGAGGTGTAGGGTCATCGGTCGCTGTAAATGGTTGAACAACTATTTCATCATATGGAATTAGTAGTTCTTCTTCTAGATCCACACGATTATATTTAGCATAGCTAGAGGCAGCACGTTCCATTGTTTTAGTATCCTTGCGAGCCTTTGCCATACGATACGTTTCTAGTAACATCTCATTTGCCCTCCAACGGTGGAAGTCTCTACTTGCCTTCGACAACATAGGCAAAAGAGATTTTATAATAGCAAGGTCATTGTAAGCACAGCTTTGAGACACCTTAAACATTGATACAGCTCTTTCAACGAATTGCCGATCTTTCGTATCCGGATTAGCAATGACATAACTATATAAATCACCAATACGCAAAACACGCTGAACGGTTATTTCATCGTATTTCGCACGCAGTTCTTTTTCGGAAGTAAACAAATCCGTTTGGCAAACATTTATAGTGGCAGGCAGTGGCATAGTTATTCGTCATCTTCCATATCAAGCAAATTCTTTCGGCAATTTTCGAGAGCAAGAGGAGAACCAACTTTAGCAAGCATTGTTTCTTGCGTTCTCAATGCAAGTTTCAGCGAAGCTTTCCCTTTGTGATAAGCTTTAGACACATCGGTATCTTTTTGAGAGATATCCCAACGAAGTTGTTCTGAAGAAACATTGAGAATTGTGGCTATATCTGTAATGGTCATATACAGAGCTGCCATTTTTTCGATTTGTTCAAGTTGCAGAGTGGAATAAGTCATGTAAAGGAACTGAATGATATGTTATTAAATCTGTTACTTGCCTATGCAAAGTGGCAAATATTTCAGGGTCAGTAGTAACAAAAGCCGATTCAGCACGATTTCCACGCGTTAGGTTCTGCGAGGTTACAACCGAAACCATATCACCGGCTTCTGATTTTACCAATAAAATCTTGCTGTGATTATCAGCGAGGTATGTGTGTTGAATAACTTGAGATATGAACGACCACAATTTGAAAGTCTTGGTTGTGGCTTTATGGTCCAACACCAAGCTAAAACGGCTAACATTTCCTGATTTTTCAATAAAGTACAGTCGGCGAATAAATTCTTCGGAGATAGAGAACGACGTTTGCCAAACCTCCGATTTGCCTACTTGTTTAAGGACCCAGTCCAACACATCAGCAACTTGCACCACATTTGACAAATAAGCTTGATAAGGCTTCGTGTCAAGAGGGAGCAAGATGCTTTCTATGTCAGAATTTCGCTTCATTCGATAATACCCAATTCTTTAAGTTCGGCAGTCATTTTATCTGTCGGATTAACAATTTTGCAAAACCAATCTGCGATTTGAATTTTCAATTCTTCAGAAGGAGATTTTTTATATTTACCTTTATTGAGGTTTACAAGTCGAGTATATTTTTTACTCTCCTCCCTGATATCGGCAGAAAGAGCTACAGCTCCACTTTCAGCAATTCCCACATAATGGTCATACTTTTCCCAATTCTCATGAAGTTTCTTATCAAGTGAGATAAGTTCTTTCAAATATGGATATCTGTCATTATCGGGGCAAGTTTTCCCTTCGACCGAAAGCATACGCAATTGAGTCTGAACATCACGCATACGTTGTGTAATGCTCAAGTTCTCCACATAAAGTGCCTGAATTTCGTCGGGCAAAGAATCGTGATCAGTTCGCTTTCCTTTCTTAAATTCGCTTGCAGGGTTATTTTCTGTAAGCGAAAGGTGTTCTTTTACAATAACATCAACTTGAGCTTGCATTTGTTCTACTTCCGCGTGAGATATTTTCTGTAATCTCACATTAAAGTGTTTCTGCAATTCATAGTTAATGAATTTAGCATGTTTTTTCGCATTAAAAGAAATATTACGATACATGATTTTATTGCCTGTTATTTGTAGCAACATCAATGCACCTTTATCATAGTCGCGTTCTTCTTCCGGGATATTAAAAAACTCCTGAAGCTGATTTGTAAATCGATTATCCATATAAAAGTTTATTATTAATTCCTGTAAAAAATAAAATATTTTTGTCGTGCCGAGAAAGCAGTTTTTTCATTGCCATTAGAGTTTGCCCGGTGGTAACAAAATCGTCAAAAACGATTATATTTCTTTCCTTTGGCAACAGATTCAATGAAAACACAGCATTAACTCGTTGTCGAGATTGGCAAAAAGCGACATCTTCGTAAAATGGGATACCAAGTTTAATAGCGATTTGTTCGCTAATGCGAGTAGCAAAGTTCTTAACCAAATGACGACGTTTCGGAGTGGTACAAATTGCCCAATCTCCTAACGAAAGAAAATCTCCCAATATATCAGTGATAACAGGTGTAATGTTTTCAGCAAAATATTCCACCATACTATCGTCGGCTTTAATATCAGTAAGGGTTCTGCCATATATAGATTTCTGCCACAGCGAAACAAAGAAAATTCCACTACGTCGGGTAATTCTTATTTTACGGTCAAAATCGCATCTTGCTTCAGTGGATTTATCCCAAGCTTTTCTCTGTTCCTCCGCAAAAATATCTTTTGGCGTAGGGTTAAAAACAACGCCAAGAGTGTTCAGGTCAATTTCAGGAGACGGAAGTCCATTCAAGAATCCATCTATATCAACCGTCTCACTCTTGGCTATATTATTTGCTTTAAATCGCATTATCATTCAGGAGAAGCAGCTGAGCCATCGCCCATTACCACTCCGTCATCGGTAACTATTTCACCCGGATAGAAAGGAGCAGGCACAACGTCGGTAGCTTTACAGGTGATAGTTGTAGAAGCTGTTCCGGTTGCTCCCTGACCTAAGTCTTGAGCAACTGTAGTATCGGTATCATACATTTCACAACCCACAACACGGAATTTACCGGTCATATCTTGCACCAAGAACACATTATCGCAGTTGTTCATATATGCAGCTGCGGCTGTAGCTTCATCACCTACACCTGGATGAACAGCTGTAAGGGTATTCAATTGGGTCTGACTAGGTTTTTCGCCCTGTGACTCACTCTGCACTTGAGATTTAGAGGGTAGAATATCTATGTGCTTCCAAGATGCATCGGCATCCAACGTAAAATTACCCTCATAAACAGCAGTTGTAGTTCTGCCGTTTTCATCTTTCTTTAAAGTAGGCCATTTAACAATCATCGATTTAGCGATATAGTACAAACGGCGACGAATACCGGGCAGTACGGGAGTACCTTCACACCACCCTAACGATTTTTGTAAATTAAGACACGTTCCGGCCATAATTATTCAGATTTAAGTTTAACAACTTGAAGGAAACGCTTATCCACAGTATAAAACTCAGTACCGAAGAACATTGCAGCTGCGAATGTAAGCACCCATGGAGAGAAACGATCCACAACGATTTTCTCTACGTCACTCATTGAGTCGTAGCCGTAAAGCATATTGCTTTTGGGTGTAAGGAAATACTTATCTGTACCTGCAAGACAATCAAGAGGTACAATTGTAGTCTTGTTGTTAGAACCCTCTACAAAGGCTTGATTGAACTTCGTATTATACGAAATGCCACTGTGTGTGAGCAGATAATTATCATTATAAGCATCAGCAAACGCAGGATCACAGAACAAGAACTTATCAAGCTTGCGAAGGTGAGGATCGGCTTTACGTTCAATCATCTTTGCGACATCAACAGCATTAGAGTTGTCGATAACGTCATCAAGTTCGAGCAAATTACCTTTGGCAACTGAGATATTACCGGCAGTGATTTCATTGTCGGCAATAGTGTCCCAACCATTGAAAAGGTCGGCTGTGGTATTTCCGTCATCTTTACGTTTTGCACTAAACAAAACATCATTAAGATGAGCACCAAGAGATTTTGCAACACAAGCTAGTACAAGCTTTGCCGATGGGGCTTTAGCTTGACCATCGCCAAGGAACGCAGCACCCTCTCCAAGCAGAGTTGTGATATATGCGTTTGGCTCGAAATCCTCACACGCATTGCCGAAATAAGTACGCAATGTACGGTACTTTACATCTGTAGTGTTGGCGCTTTTACGGTCGCTACGATAAGGAGCAAATTGTGCGTTACTTTCAGCAGAGCCAAGATGTAATGCATTACGCACTCCCGGCATTCCTGTCATATACTTAAGCGTGTCTTGACAAGAGAATAAAGGCATAAGGAGAAGTTCACGCTTCCACTTCTCTGCCGCTTTTTTATATTCCTCGTCCGAGAATGAAATGGTATGATTTGCCATAGTTTTTAAGGAATAGAGTTAAACATTTCACGAGCATTGTTTAGGCTGTTAACATAATCATCGGCAAAATTTTCATCTTTTTTGCCGTCGTCAACAACCGAATGAGAGTCATCAGCAGGTTTCTTCTTAAGGTTCTCAATTTGAGAATCCTTATCCTTGATTTGATTATTCAAGTCCGAATTCTGCGTTTCAAGTGCTGCAATACGATCCTCGACCGCTTGCATTTGTTCATCGGAAAGGATTATATTTCCGTCATTAGATGTAAGGGCTTCGACTTGAAGCAAAGCACACACGAATTTGAACGTTTTGTTCATAGCTGTAATTATTTTTGTAGATGAAGAATTGTTGTTGGCAAACAAAGCGGATAGCGAAGCAAGGAATTTCGCAAAAAAGCCCTCTTTGTCTTTAGGCTCAATATTAGGAATTGGAATACCGGCTGAAGCAAGAGCAGATACAGTTGCATCATCAATAGCAGGGGCAACATCTTCAGGATTATCAGTGATTTCATCAACGAATCCCCATTCAAGAGCTTCCTTCGCAGTAAGCCAACCACCCACTTTCATAAGGTCGAGTAATTCGTCCTTATTCTTTTTGCACTTCCCGGCATACATCGAAGCGATATTAAGATCGATTTTTTGAAGATCATTTTTTTGTTTTTCGCATTCATCGATGAGTGTTTGAAGTTCATCGGCGTTAAGCTGACCATATTTGAATACGAAATTAGAGCATTTATGAACAAGATACATTGCACTTGCATCAATACTCACGTGCTTAGCTCCAAGAGAGGCAATAGTGGCAGCCGATGCATTCATTCCCACATAATGCACATTCACATTACCATGGTTACGAAATGCCGATGAAATAGAAAGGGCTGTAGCTACAGAACCACCAAGAGAATCTATCAACACATTGACCTCTTGACCGTCATTCTTTTTCAAGATGTAATCCACGTAGTCGCTATCAAAGTCCCAGCCTCCTACATAGCCTTTAAGATGAAGATTAAATTTTTTCTTAGCCATAGAGTTGTAATATTTTACACAAAACTACAGCTTAAAACGAGGTATATAAAAGACTAAACAGCTACCGAAAGTAGTGATTTAATAGCAGAATGGGTAATCTCTACCGAGTAAGCAGATATATTTCCGGAAGCTGTCCCGGTGGCGGTTGTGATTTTTACAATCGGATATGGTCTTTCTTTTGCCCCAATAAGGGATTTTCGCCCATTTACACATTGAACAACAAATGCAAGCGGACGATCGTCGGGTATTTTCTGTGTCGTAGTAAATTTAAGTGTTGTTTTTTCACTTCGTCCGTTGTTATCATTATCACTCACAGCTTCACAGGTTGGTTCTCCCGAAAAAATAATATCGGTAATCTCGGTCAAAATTGCGATAGGAACTCCGGCAATAGATTTTAATGCCAAGTGTGAAGATAATTTTGAACATTCCAAAAATCCAATTTTGAAAATGCCCGGTAATGAAATGGTACTCATTTTCCTGATTTTCTTTATTTTCCTTTGTTTCCTTTTGTGTTTTTTAATCCGTAATTTCGGAGTCTTTTTTAGATTTTTTAACGTAAATTTTACGCTTCCGAAAATAGAACTGACGTATAGCCTCCCAATTCTGTTCGGTACACTCAATACCGTGCTTTTCCATCCACGCATAAATCAAATCCGTCAAGCAACAGCATTCAAGGTTATGCAATTTATGAAGATCCTGCCAAAGTTGTACTCGGAAGCGCACAGTTATACATCGAGCAAGTGCTGCCATTGCTTTTGGTGCAAGATAATTGAAATATGTGGGATCCTTATGTTTGTATGTCGGAATACAGATTGAAATACACCCATCTTCCTTGAGATTGGCTACAGCATTGTTAGGAGTCGGTGCTAAAAAAAACTCGATGATGTCACTTTCCGATGATCGCTTCGGCAATTTTACCGGTTCTCCTCCCATTTCGTGAACGAACCATTGAGCTATGTATGGTTCTAATTTCAGGTACAACAATACAGGTTCCATGATGTCATATATGATTATTAATCACAAAGTTAATCAAAATTGCTGAAAATTTATCGATTTGTAAATTACAATTAAACAAATTGTAAATTTTACATACTGATAAAACTCCTTATATATTACCTCGAAAACACAAAAAAAAGAGTACAAGAGTACGGAATTAACATAACACACTGAATCCCAACGTAGTACATCTGTACTTTTTTCGTACTATTTTTTTTCTGTACTTTTGTACTGTACGTACTTTTTTGCACTCTTTATTCGTAAAAAAAGTACGGAGCTAACTTGTTGATTTACAAATGCAAATCGGTATTCCGTACTTTTGTACTCTTTCTTCTATAATATTAAGATTCAAACTATTTTAAAAAAAATAATAATAAATATACACATATAGCTTTGTCGATTTTTTTCTATTTTGAGTACTCAATATACTCTCATTCTACATACGTTGCCAAGCAGCTTGCCGGCTCCCTCCCACACCCTCCGTTTTTTCTTTTTTTTATGGTACTTGTGCACAACTGTACTGCTGTTATCTATAACATAGGGGGTAACAGGGGATTTTGACGGCAAAACACAATATAACACTCTAAAAATATAAGACCCCGGAACGAGGTTCCGAGGTCTGGCTATAACGTAAGTTACGCTGTCAAACAAAAACTAACGAATAGCTAAAAATGCTTCTCCTATACGATGTAATCCGGAGATGATACGTTCACGTTGGGCAGGGCGAGGTTCCTTAAGAGACGAAGCATAATGCGTCAATTGCTTCTGATTAATGCCACTTGCACGGCTAATGGCTGCCATGGTCGTAAATTGTTCTGCGTTGCGAAGAATAGCCGATATATGCATATCATATTCTATTTCATATTCACCTGATGCCAAATATTCCGGAACAGACTCGCCGTCGGCCAACATATCATTAATTTGTGCTTGTAATGATGTTTCAAACTCCTTTTTAAGACCTTCAAGAGTTTTGTTAGTTACGATAATAGAGCCAAATTCCGGGGTACCCCACACACAAGCGAAATTTTTATCGCACCAATGTATTTCTACTTTAATATTTTCCATAACCATTTTATTTTTTTTTGCAAGGTGGCTTATCGCCACCCTGCTTGTTTCCAAATACTGTTTAATAAAAACTGACTTAAATTGTCATTGCTGGCACCGTTTACGGTTACACGACCTTTTTTCGTTGGATGCTTGAATTGCCGGTGGCTTCCTTTTTGTGAGATTTGCTCCCAACCGTCTTCCTCAAGCAATTTAATTACTTCCTTTACTTTGTATTTCTTCATTACTCGTTAATGTTTTTGTTTGACGCTTCAAAGGTAGTAATTTTACTACTAATAACAAAATAAATCAGCAATTATTTTACCCTTAATTCCGCAACACTATAATTTAACTTTATTTATAAGTTCCTGAGCAACAAAAAGTTGCCCAGGATTTTGCCATGTCAGAATTTTCACTTATCTTAGTGTTGCAAAAAGAAAACAAGCA